GTATCGCTTCGGGGGTTCTCTCAACGACTGGACCTACATTGGCACCGGAGCCAACAACGGAGCCATCTTCAACGACGACTTTCCCGATGACTCGATTGCATCGAACCCGAGGCTGGACTTCGGGAAGTTCCAGCCTTTCCCACTGGCCGACATCCCCCGCAGGGGAACCTGCAACGTCAGCGGTACATCCGTCAGCAACACAGGCGGCGATGCTTTCAACGTGAACTGGGCTCCGGGCACACAGGTTATCATCAACGGGGTTCCAGTTACGCTCTATCGAGTAATCTCGGTTGTCCTGCTTGAAGTAGTAGAGAACCTTGGATTCCTTAGTGGAGTCAGCTTCTTCATCCCAGATGCCCTGATTCAAGGCCAACCCTTGCCTGCTATGTGGGGGCCATTCGGTGAAGGCATCGGCGGTGTATTTATGTTCGCCTGTGGTGCCCCCAATCAGCCCGGCACATTGTTCTGGACCAACGGGAACGACCCTGATAGCGCCGATGAGAAGAACCAGGTTGAAATAACCAGCCCCAGCGAACCACTGATGAACGGCTGTGTCTACGACGGTCGAGCCTACGTCTGGTCAACCCAAAGAATGTGGGCTGTCTCGATGGAGCCTGATCCGTTGACCAACAGGCTCACCGCAAGGCCGAATGAGATACCAAACGGTAAAGGGTTATTCGCCCGCTTTGCTCTCGCAGTCGGCCCCAAGATGTGGTTCATAGCCCAAGACGGCATCTATGAAACAGTAGGTGCCGAGCCTCAGCTCATTACTTCTGACCTCTATCCGTTGTTCCCGCATGACGGCCAACCCGGTGTAGCTGTCAACGGTATTTCACCCCCGGATTTCAGTCAACCCAACTCAATGGACCTGAACTACGCTGATGGAATGCTCTACTATGATTTCGTTGACCTTGCCGGAATGCGCCACACGCTGGTCTACAATACCTTGCTGAACGGCTGGAGCTATGATGCTTACACACCGATGGCTTGCACTCACTATCAGGAAGAAGGCCGAGGAGTGCGATCGGTTCTACTCGGGGGAAGCGACGGGAGGCTGTATCAGTTCTTACAGACGGCATTGACTGATGCTGGAACGCCTATAAGCTGTGCCCTGCAAACCGGAGCCTTCGATGCAGGAGACTTCAGAGCCCAGAAGGTGTGGGCTGACCTGATTGTAGACTACCTGAGCAGCGTTGCTATAACAGCCAGTGCTGGGTTTGACAATGTTCCGGCGACTACGCCGTTGACTAATCTGGCTATCTCAGCAAGCCGAACTCAGCAGATAGAAGACCTCGCAAGCGGCAACGGGATTCAGGCCAGAAACATAATTCTCAGCCTGAGCTGGAACGGCCAAGCCTCCCTGTTCGGCTGGGAACCTTCGTGGCTACCCAGACCAGAAGACTCAGCTCTCCGCGCTACAGACATGGACGACCTCGGCTATGATGGGGCGAAGTTCGTTCAGGGCATCGTTATCGAAGCCGACACCGGTAATGTTCCAAAGTCGATCTTGATTCAAGCCGACACTGGGACTAATGGAGTGATGGCTACTCAGCTTGGAACCTTAGCCACCATTCAGCACAACGGCAGAAGCGAGCAAGCCTACAGCTTTGCTACTCCATTCATAGCTCACCTAGTCCGAATCCTCGGCAACGACTCCGACCCCTGGAAGCTGTTCAAGTGGCGCTGGGTCTTCGAGCCCTCGCCAGAGTTGGTTACTGACTGGATAACCCAACCGACCACCCTTGATGGTGAAGGCTTCATGCACATCAGGGAAGTCCAGATAGCCCATATCAGCACGGCTAATCTGACGTTCTCGATCATCACTGACGATGGAACGAATGCGCCGATAACGGATACCTATACCATCAACCACGGCACCGGGGTCTATAAGAAAACCTACGTCGTGACTCAGGCTAGAAAGTTCAAGTCGGTTACTTTTAAGCTGGTTTCGGCAGCAGGGTTCAGGGTTTTCCAGAAAGATATTGAGGTCAGATTCCGGTCCTGGGGGGCAGGCGGTGGCTACGTCACTGTGAAACCCTTCGGCGACATTAGCCGAGTCAAAGGTGCTGCAATATGATAGACTGTCTGACGACGGAGTGGGATCGAACTAGCGCCTACACGAGTGATACTCACGGAAAAGCCCCCGCTCCGTCGCTTTCTATGCTACAATCCGGCTCGTGGGCTGGAGGCTGAGATGACAGTTTTCCGAATTCAGCATCGACACCTCTATGAGACTGCTCCGGCCCACGCTTAACCCCAAAGGAGCTTCCTGATGGCCAGACCTTACAAGGGAACAATTTCATTACCTGCTGATACCACAGCCCATAGGCTGAGCGACTGCATAAAAGCCGCCGCCGGCGCAGGAACCGGGGGCGATGCCGGGGCCTCTGCTCGCTACTGTGGCTGGACGCTCACGGCTGATCCGGCCAACGCAGGTGATCTCTACATTGGGGGAGCAAACGTCAGCTCTACCATCTACGGAGTAACCCTCGGCCCTGCTGACGACTGGACGGTTGGCAGCGGAAACCTCCTGAACAACAAGGAAACCCATGACTACTGGATCAGGGGCTCAGCCAACAGCTTGAAGTTCCACTTCGAGGGCGAAATAGCATGAAACGTCTACTCTGGATTGTCGTAATCCTGCTGCTTTCCGTAAGTGCCTCAGCACAGGTCAGTGGGCCTGCTCGAAAGATTGCATTTGGAACCAGCGATCCTGCCACCTGCCGCTCGAATGGCCAGAACATCTTCTTCAATACAACCAGCGGCTTGCTCAAGATTTGTACCGCTACCAACACGTGGACATCCGTTGGCCCCGGTGCTGGCGGGGGCAGCGTTACCAACACCGGAGCCTTGACAGCCAATCGGCTTATCAAGGGCAACGGTGGGGTCGATATTACAGTAGGTGATCTCACTGGAGACGTGACTACCAGTGGGACGATGGCTACTACTCTGGCCAACACTGCTGTTACCCCGGGCAGCTACACGAGTGCCAATATAACAGTAGACTCGAAGGGCAGGTTGACGGCGGCAGCAAATGGATCAGGCTCAGGCGATGTAGTCGGCCCTGCTTCATCAACAGATGGAGCCCCAGTGCTGTTCGACGGGGCAACCGGCAAGCTGATAAAGAACAGCACGCCGACCGGAACGGGGAACCCGGTTCTACAAACCAGCCCCACATTGACTACTCCAGTTCTTGGTGTTGCGGCAGCTACCTCGATCAACGGCAATACCTTCACGACCGGCACGTACACGCTGACGGGCGCGGCGGGGAAGACGTTCACATTCAATAAAACCATCTCGTTCACGGCTGCTGATGACACAGGCGTGTATACGCTACCGACTGGCACGAAGACGCTGTTAGCGACGGATGGTTCAGCAGCGAGCTTGACGGGGCTTCCGATTTCTACAGGCGTGTCTGGACTTGGCACGGGCGTAGCGACATTCCTCGGCACCCCATCAAGCGCGAACCTGCGAGCTGCGTTGACTGACGAGAATGGAACGGGCACAGCGTTGTTCGACGGGGCGACAACTCCGAGTTTCACGACGGGTATTCAAATTGGCGGTGCTGCGGCTTCGCGCAAGATCCTCGTCGGCAACGGAACTAACTTCATCACTTCGACTGAAACTTGGGCAGTACCGGGAACCTCTGGCAACGTCTTGACCAGTGATGGAACAAACTGGACAAGCGCGGCTCCCTCGGGTGGGGGCGGGGCTAATCCCGCTGGTTCTGGTTCTGAACTACAAGCGCGATTAAATGGTACTACCTTCCAAGCAGTCACGGGTTCGGCAATCAGTGGCGGGACAGTAGCGATAGGTACAACGACGAGTCCTTTCGCCCAGTTAGTGGTTGCTAAAGACCCTAGCCCAAGCTCTGGTAGCGGGTACGCTTTAGCCGTGGCGAATGCAACCGATACCAACTACCGGCTTCAGTTTGCCGCCGACACGAGCGGCGGATATATCCAGGGACTCCATGAAGGCGTGTCGTTTAGCCATCCCCTATTTCTACAAAAGCAGGGCGGCATGGTCAATATAGGAGCAGGATCAAATCGAGCACTCTTGGATATAGGCAGCTCTATAACCGCTGACGGCAACGTTCACTCTCTCATCACGCTCGCCGGGGAAGCTACATCGGGAACATCTACCGGATGGGGAGGCTCCCTAGATTTTTTCCTTACCTCAAGCACAACTGGGGGGCGTGCCGCTGGCCAGATGGCTCTTAAATGGACGGATGCGACTGATGCAACCCGCACATCAGCGTTTACGTTCAGCACGGTCAATAGTGCTGCTGCTCAAGCGGAAGTCATGCGTATTACCGGACCCGGAACCATCAAGATCGCAGGCACAGCCTTGCGGGGTACGACCGAGGGCACGAATCACCTGGACATCTTTGACGGCACTGCTCCCGTTGGAACCCTAGCAAATGGAATATCGCTTTATTCTACCTCTGGCGAACTTCGTGTGATGGATGCTGCGGGAAATGCGACGTTGCTCTCACCGCATGATCTTCAGACAAATGAATGGATTTATTTCTCTAAGAACACCGTCACGGGTAAAGTTCTCCGTATCGACATGGAGCGGCTAATGAAGGCGATTGACGCGCAGCTTGGCGGCGGGTTCATCAAGGAATACATCGAGAAGGTGAATTAACATGGCAGACATGGGTGGCGCAAAACTTCTCAGCCCAACGCCGGGCGCGACTATCACGCTGACGATTGACACTACCGTTCGTCATCTTGTCGCCAGTTGGACATCTGGGGAAGTCGAGACGGTGAACATCAGCGGCACTCCGCTTGATGGCCAGCAGATTACCTTGCTGATAACCAATGACGGAACGCTTGGCCGGGTCATCACCCTGGGCACAGGGTTCAGCGGCAACGGAACTATCGTCGGGGTGATCAGCAAACGTTCTATCTGGTTTGGAATTGCGGTTGGTGGGGTGTTCTACGAAGTCGCAAGAACCGTGGGGGTGCTTACGTAAGATCAATGACAGAACCGAATTGCGTATTGCTATAGGAGGTTTTATGTTCAACCGAAGACGCATTCTCGCCGGATTCGCTGTACTGCTTCTCTCAGCATCCTGTCTTGCTCAATCAGTCTTCACCGAGGGCCAGCGTGTCAAAGTCCGTTGGCACGGCCGATGGCGAGTGGCGATTATGCAGGACAATCCCAGAATGACAGATGTGTGGACAGAAGTACGATTCAACGGGCGCAAGTTCAAATGTGAAGCTGTGGCGTTGGAAGACGTGAGGGCGAGACGATGAGCACCGAAGACGCCCTGCGACAGCTTCTTGATGAGTCGCAGGCTCAGATCGACTTAGCGGTCGAGCGTAAGCAAGAGAAGGCTACCGCGATGTTGTTCGCCGCACGAGTCGAGCAGATTTGCTTGAAAGGACTGGGTGAGAAATGATCAAGATCAATGACGAATGTGACGGTGGCTATGAACATGAAGAGAACGGTGTCCGTGCGCGGCGCACCACAATAACGCAGCCCGAGCACGGTTTGTATGCCTACGAGCCAGACCATGAGCAGATCGTCAATACGCCGTTCCTCTTCGAACAGTTCCCGCCCATCGCCGTCGCAAGCAAAGACGATCTGCCGCCTGAGTACGAACCGCTCAAGAGGTACATCGACTGATGCTTGATTCTAGCCCAAGCAGGCGATGGAACAACATAACGATTAGCCTGATAATCGCCGGGGTTGGCTGGGTCATCCTCCTTCTTGCGGCTGTCTGGCTCTTTAGCTGCTGATGCCTAATGAACCAACCATTCTCACCCCAGACGGCAAGGGCCTCAATCCTCGGCTCGTTGACCAGACCATTAGAGAACTATGGAGAAGGGTACGGATCGCTGAATCTGCTGCTGGACCTACAACCAACAAGCCTACCGATATAGCAAGCATCCGAGACGAACTACAGGCCAGTGGCTCAGCCCCCTTGAACGTGACCAACCTGCCCGGCTTGCCTGTTCCCAACCCCGGCACCGTTACCAGCTTCAGTGCAGGCGGCCTTTCTCCATTGTTCACCACAACCGTAGCAACGGCTACCTCTACACCGGCTCTGAGCTTCACTCAGATAAACCAACCAGCTAATGTGGTATTCGCGGGTCCGGCCAGCGGCGCCGCTGCTGCGCCTACGTTCCGTAACCTCGTAGGGGCCGACTTCCCCCTGCTCAACTCAGCGGATCATCCTTATATCCTACTCCCGATTCCAGCAACCCTGAACGGCCTGAACTTCAACCAGACTATGGGAGCAGCCAATGAAGTACAGGTCTTCAAGTTCCTGATGCCCCTGCCACTAATTATCACCAGGATAACCGCCTACATCGGGATAGCCTCTGCTGGTGGCCTCTTTGGAGTTGGGGTCTACAGTTCAGCCGGCGCAAAGCTGATAGCCAGTGGAGCCCAGAGCACTACTTCTACTGGAGCAATCGAAGCAACTGTAAGTGCAACCATAATCGGCCCCGGCTGGTACTGGCTTGCGGTGACGATGGACAACACAACCAGTGCTTTCAGATCAGCTAATAATGATGCAACCGCTGACGCCGTGTTGAATCAGAGCTTCGCCCAGAAAGGGACCGCCGCCAACGTAAGCGTGGCTGGGGTTCTGCCCGCTACCCTCGGTGCAATAACCAGCTCTACAGCCATAGCTACAGCTTATGTTAAGCTACAAACGGGGAACATCTAATGAGCAGCCAACCAGAGAGAAAAGAGTGGATTGCTAACGAGGTAAAGATCAGGATTCTGCCTCCCGATGAATACTACCGGCTGGACTTTCTATTCACGGCCAACGGGAGCCAGCTTCCAGCACCACCGATGAGCCAGATAGCCGTTGCTGAAGACTCCAACGGAGACATCGTCGGTTGCTTCGTTCTACAACTGGTTGCCCACGGCGAGCCTATCTGGGTCAGCGACGACTACCGCAACCGGGGGGTGGCGCTGTTGCTGATAGAGAAGATCAATGAGATTGCTGATAGGGTTCCTT